GGTGGCAAGTTTGCCAGAATCTGTGCTATTGGATTTTGCCCCTGTGCGCCCTGTTGAGGTTGACCGCCTTGTGCCCCGGGTTGTGCTGGTGCGCCTCCCTGAACCGATTGTGGACCTTGTGCAGTGCCTTGTGGCGCGCCTACGCCTTGAGCGGTCTTGGCTTGCATTTCCTGTGTAATAGCCTGCCAGTCTTCCGGCTTAATAACAACTTCCGTAAACGCTTGCTCCAATACCCGAAGCATAATTTGAAGCGTCGCTCCGGGAGCCGCTTGCGCAAACTGACCCACAGCTTGGGCGATTTGTACGGCTTCCTTTTTCTTGAATACACTGTTGGGTTTCTCCATTGACCCGGCTACGATTTCAACGCTGTACCGACCATTAAATTCCACCATTGACATTTGACGCCACGCAAGCGCAAATGTAGGCCCGACGAGATTGACTACATCGTCTTGTGTTAAGTTTTGCACAGACAATTCTGCAAGCGAATGTGCAATTGCAGCTACTACGTCTTCGACAACATCGACCTTCGCGCCAACGGAAAGCTTCATGGATTCTTGGTAGGTATTAACAGCGTCTTCATTTGTGTTGGTTTTAAATTGTACGCCTCTAAGCGCATCAGACGTGTTCGTAATTCGATTGATAGCATCAAGGAGGCTCTGCTTATCAAATAACTCCTTGTACTGATCCATCCGCGGAACGATTGGTTCAATAAGATCACTGACCTTCTTCTCGCCCGCTTTGACACCAATAACATGTTTCGCGTCACCTGACCCTTCACCGCGGACGGCGTTGATGAGCTTTTCGATTTGGTCACTGTCCACCATGTCTGAGTTATATAGAAAGTAGTCGAACACAGACGTTCGCATTCGCTTCATTTTGCGATTGATGTCATTGATCGCATCTTGTTGATCCATGTAGTATGCAGTTTCGCCTACAGCGACCGTGCCGCCGGTGGACATCGTGTAACCGATAATGAAATACGGGAAAAATCGACTGATCACCAATGGATCGTCCCATACCCACAACGGCCACGACCAATCGTCACGCTGAAATAGCATAACGCGACGTGCCACCTTGTCCCATACAATATAACACTCGGTCGTATACATGTTGAGATAGGCCGTGCGCTCGTCGTCGGTATGATGCGTTGACTGTGACCCTGATTCGATAGCTTGTAAGACTAAACCGAGTCCGTCATCACGCCGTCCATCTGCCGTGTTAAATGCAGCCTTATGCGTCGGCTTATAAACCAATGTACGTGCGCCTGCAGACGTTTCCTTGATACCGCCATCGTTGCCGACAAGGTTATTCGAGTTTGAGTCATTCTGAGTCGCTGGGTCCGGTATAGTGTAACGCTCTGTCAACATCGCTGTGGACAAGAAACAACGTTCAGCCATCCAATCCGCGTCGCTGCCATCTTGCTGTTCAGCATATGGATCGATGATAAGATTATGCGGAAGCACATTACAAAGCGACGGGCCGGATGGTTTCAGTACTTCCATTGATAGTTCAAGTGCTTCAAGCTTGCCGTAGATCAGTTCGACTTGTTCTTGAGTTTTCGCCGATGCAAGTTCGTCTGTTAACGATTGCATCTGTTGAACAGCAATCTCCCGCGAGTCGTTTTTCTTCGTCCAGTCAAGTTTCAGAACGCCAAAATTGGTAAGCAAACCGACACCAACGGCCTTCTTAATCTTGGGCTTCGCATTAAGACCGTTTTGACCTCGAATAAGAGTATTGAGAACTTTTTCGAGCGACTTGGTAAATGGTTCTTCAACTTCGTCGATTGTACTACATGTGACATCGGGATTTTTGCTGTAAACCGCAGGCAACATAATGTTAAGATTGGAAAACATAATGTTTTCCGTGCCGTCACCACGCTTAAACAGTCCGCGTGTGGACTCGATGGACTTGTTCTGATTGTTATTGTAATACTTAAACACTTCATCCCAAATGATCACAACTTGTTCGTATGCAGCGATAGCAGCAGTAACCTTTTTCTCCCACAACTTACCAACGGAAGAGCTTATTGCGATACGACTACCTTCGTAAATACGATAAACTGGCGCCGGTTCCGTTGACTTCGCAACACCTTGATCGCCAACATCATTCGTGTCAACGTTGAACACGTCAGTTGCATCGACTCCGGTCGGACCTAAATCATCGCCACGATCATAAAAATCTGACATGAGTTTGACTCACACTGAGGGGTTTCGCCGACCCCCGCCTTCGCGAGGGCAAGACTTCACGCTCCCGATGACCTATCGCCCATTTCTACTTCATGCCATTGCATCCATTTCTTAGGCAATGCTTCTTTCGGCGTCACGATTTTGCTCACGTCTGGCAAATACGAAAGCATGTATTTCAACGTATTCATTGCATGATCGTTCGTGTCGGCTGGCTCGTCGATACGCTGACCCAATGGGTTTTGTTTCCAGTAATACGTATTGAATTCATCCTGAATAAAAGGCAAATCGTCACAAAAATAAATCAATGGCCCAGGGTCTTCGCCGGTGATGATATGCGGTATTCCCTTCCGGCCATTCAGATACGAGTTTACTTTGGCGATACCTGTAACAATATCGTTACTTGCCGGCCGCATCCACAGTCCCATCTCCTCGAACAACTTAGCGATAGTGCTGCCTGTCTCCCGCAGTCCTGCGACAACAACCTTTTTAAAAATAGCTGGGTCTGCGTGAATGCGTCCGTTAAACATAAGCATTCCTGAGTATTTGGCTCGGATGCGCCTAATTTCATCGGGCTGTTTGTCATATGAAAAGTCCGTCTTGTAGTAACCGTCGAGCACTATTACTCGACCCATATGGTCCACGAAAGCCAGCAGATAACAACTTGGTGACACGATACCAAAGTCGTACGCCTCGATAACTTGCACCTGGACGTGATGCAGAAGGCAATCTGCTAAATAGTGTTCAGCATCTTTGCGTGTGAGAGTATGAGTCACGTGGTCATAGTCTGGATGGACAAGACCCTCGAACGCTACCCATTTGCCAAGTAGATAGCGGTCACGCATTTGACCCTTGAATGTCGCTTCAAGGGTTCTGATGTAGTCATCGCTAAGGTTACTCTTATTAGCATACGTATCACTTTCGAATAATTCCAGAATTGGTAATTTCGTATCTTCATATACAAGTAGCTTTTCAGTGCGCTGTCCGGTTTTCAGCCACAACAAATACGGTTGCACAAGTTCTTTATAGAACCAATTATGTGATGGATTCGCTGTGAGCATAACCCACTGCGGGCCACTTGATGGCATCGACTCGTCGTCTTCATCGGATTGGTAAGGCGTGTCGCCGCGTAAACGGCCTAACAAATCTAAGAAGTCCTTATGTATGATCCCTGGGTCTTCAACCTGATCGACCCCAATCCAGTCGTACGTAGCAGAAAGAAGATTGCTCGTTGAACTCCCGTCATCTCGAGAACGTCCACGCTGCGATATGTAACGGAAATTTACTATACTTCCGTTGTGCATATAGCAAGTGTTATCCTCTTGTGTTGGTTTCTTTTTGATCCACGATGCGGGACACCATTTAAAAAACTCTCTACGAAGTGTGTCGTTGAGCTTAGGATATGTTTCACGAGCTAGCAGGCCATTGGAACCTGGATAGTCCTTGACCAGCTTAAGTGCCTTCACTGACAACGCTGCGGTCTTACCATTCGCAAACGCCCCACCAAAAATCTGTACGCGTGCTCGGCTCATGTGGAACCGATACTGCACAGAACCTTCGATGAGTTTGTAGTTAGGCATAAGTTTGGTTCCTGGTGTGACTCACACCTAGCGACGGACGTTGGTAACAACTTGCCATGAATTGGCTAGCGGACTCATTGCCTGGTACACAACTCCGGCAGCTGAGTCAAGATACCGCTCACCAGCATACATGGGGACGACGGCCGCAGGAGCACCACCACCGCTACGGTTGAAGTGATCCCACGGCAAGTCCTTCGGATTATTCCCGCTCTTGTCTGTTACAAACGTCATTTCATTTACTCCGTTGGGGCGTCATCGACGAGAATCAAATCGATGCCACCGGCCCGTAATGCTGCAAACTCTTCGCCTGTTAGCAGTACCTTGTCGCCGACAGCGGCAGCTTGGTAGTCGTCATCGCTATGATCGATAGATGTCTCCGGGTCGTACTTAAACTTCTCGAAGACTGCACCTTCAGTTAGCACGTAGCACTGTACGTGACCCCCTTTCGTTCGCTGTGTGTTTCCAGACATGACACTTACTCCTTTCGGTTTGACTCACACTACGTACTGTCATCAACGGAGATTCCGTTGACCTCGATATGCGTATCATCACCTTTCATGATAACGATACGCAATTCGTTCTGCTGCTGATTCACTCTCGCAGCTTCATCCTTTGGTCGAACACCAGCGCGATCCAATATATCAATACCAGCACGAAGTTTGTTCGACTCCTTTGTGCCGTTGACCATAACATCGTGAACGGTGTCCAACGCAGCGTCGGCGTATGATGCGATCCGTGCCGACAAGAGTTTCGATCTTGCGTTAACAAACTCGTTGGACACGATATCAAAAGTTTCGGCATAGGCTGCATGGCTCCGTATCGATCTCACGTCATGCACTGTAAGGGTAAGTAGTTCGGCGATCTCTCGATCAGACAAACCAAATACCGTATACACGAAAACAACCGCAATCCCTTTCAGGATATTCGGCTGGCCTGGTAGTTCCTTGATCGTCCGTTTCCTTACCGGCCGATAAGCCTTCGCCTTGGATTCGGTCTTGGCATCTGCTTCCGGTCGTGCAAACATACGTTCCGGTTGAATGACTCGACCTTCGGCGGTCACGTATGGATCGCCATCGATAGCGAGAGTACGGGAGACTGGGGTTGTTGAAGACTCCCGCACCCCGATTGAAGGCTGTTTTGCCGCAACAGTCCTCAATGGCTTTTTTGGTTTTGTCGTCATCGATTTAGCTTCCTATGTCATCGATATCGGGAACACACGTAAGCCAATGATGACGAGCATCACAAACAAGAGGAAGCCGCCACCGATACCCCAACCCAAACCCCCTGGCTGATTTAATCGAGGGTAATACGTAACACCCCCGAATATAATCATCAGGAACAGGCAGAGCCAGTACAAGATGTTGAGAAGACTCATGGCGTTTCCTCTCATTGGTTTGACTCACACTGCTAACGGTCGTTTCACCGACCGAATGGACTTCCATCCTTATTCGGCGGCGGGTTTGCACCAAACGTTGTCCGCGTCGAATATGTCAGCAAGTCGTTCAGCGTCTCGGTTTGGTCGGCGGCTGTCGTTGCCCGATTGACCAGATAGTTATTGGTAATCGAACGCTTACCACCAAGTTCAACCGATGGATCGATCGTCGGAAATTGTTTCGTTGCAGTCGCACCCGGAGCAACACCATCCAACGCACGTAAAATTTGGCGAAGCGGCAACATTGTCTGCCGTCCAAATCGCCTTGAGATGTTGTTACGGGTCGAGCCTCGTCCACTGACTTGCGTCAATTGCACAAGGCCAAACGAATCACCGAACAATCCACCCTTGACGTTGGCAACCGCGCTAATAGTCATGCTGCGCCTTCCTTCCTCTACGTTGCGATGGTTCCTCTGGTGGCGGTGGAGGTTGACCAAAGAATCCAGCCTGAGCGTTTGGATCATTCGGATCATTCGGAGCATTCGGATCGACTACTTCCTCCACCGGCGGAGCCACGTGCCATGGAATCGTCGCCGGATCACGCACCTTCCCTTGTGCCGCCTTTTCTTCTGCCGCCGCAAGTCTCATTTGCTCGCGTTCCTCAGTGTACCGCGCCAGTTCGGCCTCACGCTCTTCCTCGGGGAACGTTTCCAAATGTCGCTTCATGTTTTCAGCATCGACTTTCTCTTGCTCCACCCTTAGGTGAGTCGCAAGTTGAGCACTGCGATCCAAGTCGTATCGCCGCGAGTCGGTTGTTGGCCCTCCGTGTGGCTCGAACACGTTCCCAACAACTTCGTCCGGCTCATGTCTTGCAGCAGGCGCTTCCATTTGTCTTCTCCGTTGGCTTGACTTACACCGTGTCGATGGTTTGACTCACACTGTGCCGGTTACCGCCTTACTGGTCCTGGGGCCGATGGCGTTGGCACCAACGTTCCTTCTGCTGGAACGCCAACAATGACCCAACCAGTCTTTTCGGTCCAACCCGTCTTCCATTCGACTTTACGTTCTGGTTGCCCTCCCGTCGGAGGAATAACCGGAGGTAGATTCGGTGGCAACACGATTGGGTGTGTCGGATGAGGCGGATCGTACGGACCTCCCCAAATCCCAAGTGGCGGTTGCGAGCCTTCTGGCGGAAAGTAAATCGGCGGTGTAGGAACTGGCCGACCACCAATCGGTACACCATAACCTGGATCGACTGGCCTTTCAGGAATACCATAACCGGGATCGCCAGCTTGACCCCAATTACCACCACCACCAGGAGCAATCGGATGCGTCGGCCGCAGACCGCTTCCAGGCCCACCAATACCCGGAGGATTGTAGCCAGGATCGACCGGACCAGATGGCCCCTGAGCCAACGGCGTAATCAAAGCGAGAAAAGGTTGTGTCATTTCATTACTCCATAGTTTGACTCAAACCGAGTCGGGGCCTTCCAAAAGCGGTGCTCGACCGACCAGGCGAAGGGTCGATCGAGCCGGTTAAACGGGCGACCACCGGGAGGAACACCACAGTCACAGTAGCCTTTTGGCGGACGACTGCACCAAATTCATCCATTTAACAACCAATTATACTACGATTTTAATCCTATGTCAAGCTATTTATTCCTAAAAGTATGAGTCAAACTGCGACATATTGTCGCATGATATACACCGTGAACAGAACGTGAACATAGAACAAAACGTGAACCGCGACGAAGCTCTCCGAAGCCGGAGAGAGCTTGAAAAACTTGTAAGGGTGCGGCATATCGTCGCAGGTAGAAAATAACACTTGACAAGTCTTGTATTATATGGGATACTATTGACTAATGTGATATCTGTTATCGGCGTAGCCCCAAGGGGATACCAGTAAGTCAACATCACGCCCGGCGAGACATTCCCGTTCACGTTTTGTTCTTTTTAATTTTTTACGTGTGAGTCAAACCCATAACGAACATCCCCCCCACACTAATCCAGGAGGCGCCAACTCAGTAAATCACAGACGATACAGGCGAACAGTTTGACTCAAACTCTCAAACCGCAACTATCTCTACATAGGAACTAAATCAAATGAAGAAGCTACTTCTTACTACTGCAGCTCTACTTGCTCTCGCGGGGGAGCCAGTTAAGGCTGACATTATCCTGTTCGGAGCAGGCGACATACTAGGCTCGTTCGTCGATGTCGGTGCATCAGGATTCGGTAACGTCAACCGAGCCTTGACTCTCCAAAACAACGGCATCGAATTCGGCGCCCATCTGTTCGGTAACGTTCTACAAGACGAAGCCATCAGCGGAGCCGACAAAGGTGGCACCCCTACTCTGGGCTCACTAAACTGGAACACCGGATTCAATGTCGGGATCGGGTTCAACTCAAACCAAACTGGTGGCACCGGCATCACACTCGACGCCATGCGGCTTACCATTTGGAATGGCTCTGGAACTGCACTTGGCTCTTTTAGCTTAGCGAACCCGCTTAACTTCTCAGCGGCAATCCTTGCCCTACAACAAGGCAATGGCAATGCTATCTTCGATTTCGAACTCGACGCTATACAACGTGCCGAGTTCAATACCATTCGAGCAATGGCAGGCTCAGACAACTTCACAGTCGGACTTAGTGCTATCCTTGGCTGTGGCGTCGATGGCGCTCAGACTTTCAATGGTCCTGGTTGCATGACAACTAACGATGGAGCGGACAGCTTTGTCTTCTTCTCACAAACGGCAGTAGCAGTACCCGGACCAATCGTTGGTGCAGGAATCCCCGGCATCATCGCAGCTTGTTTCGGTATGATCGGTCTTAACTGGAAGCGTCGCAAGCGTCTCAACGTCGCATAGTTTGAGTCACACCAAATGAAAATTCGCATCCCGTTGTTTTTAATTAAACTTCGGGATGCGTTCGATGACTTCGTAAACATCCCACTAATTTACGACATTCGTATCATTGACATCATACTAGTTTTTATCGGCGTCAGCATGATACTTTATTATTATTACACCAGCGGTTTAATAGCATCACTTGAATCTTTCGTTGCAGTCATACTCGTATTAATAATGGGAATACTACTCTTTCCCCGCTAAGACGAGAGAAACCGCAAGGTATAACCCAACCGGAACGAGAGAGTAAAAGGCATTTAACCTCTCCTTCTTTACCTCGACATGTTCAAGCCGGAGCTACTCCCCGCCGTAAGGCACGGTAGTAGCTCCGGCTTTTGTTTTATCGGCTCGTTCCTACGCCGTTATAGGATCGCGCCTACGGCGTTTATATGATTGCTCCTACGCAGTTTGACTCAAACTCGACTCAAACTCACTTCGTTTTTCGTGCCAATAGCAATTCCACCCAATAGCAATTCCACGGACAGCGCACCTCGCTTCGCTCGCCCGCACTCGGGGCCTAGGAATACAGTCCCCCTCTTTGGAAAAGGGGGCGGACGGTGCCTACGGAATAGGCCTATCGGAGAAACTTACCGCAAAAACTGCGCGCAATGGTTGTATTTTAGGATTTGATTCCTAGAAATGAGTCAAACTGCGGTGATTTTGTGGTTTTGAAAGGATTTTATTCCTAAAATTTGAGGCCATTTTATAGGCCTATTCCGCTCCGTTCGCGGCACGTGCCTACCAAAACGTTAGGACTATAATCACATAGATAGCCCATGGTGTGACTCAATCCCTATAGGACTATGTGCAGGTATAGGCAGGACTATCGTAGGATGTTTCCGTGCCTATCGGCGCAGGACACAGCCTAGGTAGATAGGTAGGGTTTAACTGCCCTATAGGGCTTTCTCGCGACTCGTGAGTCTCGATAGGAGGAATTAATACCTGCGCTAGTCCTATTACTAGGATCGAGGTGCGGCGCCCTGTCGCAGTGTGAGTCAAACTTAGGTGTTGCATGGTGCCTAGGACGTGCTATGTTGGTTTTAACGGAAAGCGAGGTGACGCACTGATGGATTTCTGCAAGGGGTTCGCGCCCTAACGTATGAACGGGAAAGCGCGCACTCAGATTAGAGCGTATTGGGTATTGGTCGCCCCTTATGCCGTGCATCGATACAGCACGGCATAAGGGGCAATCATGCCCGATAAGACGAAAGAGGCGAACATGTCTAAGTTTCTATTTGGTGCTGCTATCGCTATTTCTACCCTGTACGGGTTTGCAGCGTTCGGCCAAGACTTCCAGAGCACCTGGGACAAGGAAGGCACTACTTCCAAGTCCACGGTGTCAGGCGGTCCTAGCAAGCAAGCTTTGTGCGGGTATGAATGGCGCATGGCTAAGATTGCTAATCCCGGCATGGCGAAAGATCGTGCAGCATGGGTCAATTACATGCACGAACACTGCGGCATGAAGGGCAAGACGCGCAATGACGATGCTTTGAAGGGTTACATCGGAGAGCACCCCGATTGGCGCGGTGAAGTTGACGACATTGGAAACGCAACGAAGATCGCAAAGGGTCGAAAGAAGTTTTTCGACGATTGCGAGGCGAATTGCGGCTAACGTAGGCAAGCCAAGGCAGTGTGAGTTACACTGCCTTGGCTCTTTCCAATGGAGGTTAAGGCAATGCAAGCGAAAGAAGCAAAACGCTATTGGACGGGTGACGTTGGTCCGAAAGACGACGTTGGCGACACTATCGAAGATGTATTCATCGATGGTGCGACAACGCTCGGACCTTGGGCCATAATGACGCCTAAGACACATAGGCGCATTGGTAAGGGTATCGGCCAAGGCTTAGGGCAGAAGTACAAACGCCAGCCTGACGGCAAATGGCTCAAGGTGGAGGGATGATTAAAACCCGTAAGATCGGCGGAATACGCTTTGTATGGATTGGTAGGCTTTGCCTATCGTTCTGTATCAAGCGAAAGCGATAAGACTGAGTGGCATAATGCAGCGAGAGTAAGCATTGTGCCACTTGGCCTTGTCACTGACAAGGGTGCGACAATATGTCACATTGATATACTGTGATATATGTGGCATAATTGCAACACTGTGGCCATTCGGTCACGGTGAAATGTGAGTTTGACTCACACTGAGCCAAACCACACTAAGTAGGAGACGACACAATGGCCAATACGCAAACGAATGCAAAACCTACCCGCAAGCCTGTTATGGCGAAAGGTGGTCCGATTAAAGGCAAAGGTGAAGTCGCCGCTGCTTTGGTTGGGCAAGGCTCAATCGTGGTTAAGAAATCGGCATGTAGCCTCGATCTTGGCCCGTCAATTGTTTCCCAATGGGCGACCGATGAAAGGCGCAAGTCCGAGATTACATCGGAACTAAACTTAATCACCGGAACCAAACGCCGCGACTTGATAACTCAGTTGACGCTGGGCATCGTCAAAGCGGCAAAGGGTGACGATACGATTGACCTATCGTTGGCTTTCAGCGGTGACCCGAAGCAGCAGGGCAAGCTTAACAACTTGCTCGGCATTGCTTTGGGCTTTCGTACTGTGGTGACGAGTGCGCCAGATAAAACTGGCGTTTCTTACGACACTGTGGTTTCCGCGCCGGCGGTTAAGGAGTTTTTCCCAATGCCGGGAGAGACTGAGGCTAACACAACGGACTATCGCCAGAAGTTGAACTTTTCTAAGAACTTCCTTGCACAGTTGAAAAAGTGTGCAGGCGCCGCGCAAGCCATCATCGACCAAGACGTGGAAGCGCATTATGATAAGAAGCTCGGCACGATGGTGATTAGTGGACCGGCCGTTAAGAAGCGGTTCGGACAAGAAAGTGTTGTCATCAACGAAGCTAAGTCGATTGGCGAAGGCAATGCCAAGGTGGAGTTGAACGAAAAGCCATCGTTTCAAGCCTTGGCAGTTTGGGGCGGTGAAACAGTCGGCGCTGATAACAAGGCGTCGGCGGCTGGAACCCCCGGGTCGCGTGGCACAAAACCCGGGACTATTGCGGGTGGGCAGGTTAAAGCAGCGGAGGAAAAGCTTAAGACAACTAAGCCGGACGCCGCTGTGGTGTCAGTGTGCAAAATCTTGGTGAGTGCAATCGAGAAATACGAAGGCGAAATCACTGAGGAAATGGAAATTGCGTTTTCGAGCGTAACGAACGCGATTGACGTAGCACTGGGCGAAGGCAACGCAGAGTAGGTAAACGACTGCGCGGGTGTGAGTCAAACTCACACCCGCGCCATTCTTTTAAACGCGGGGTTGGCGCGTGACTCAGATGAATATCAATCAGGTTGCTAGCGATGTCGTAAAGGGTTTGCAGAGTGCACCGTTGATGCTAGGGGTATTGGTGCTTAATATCGTCATGGTAAGTGCTGCAACCTATTTCCTAATTAGGTTCGGCGAAGTCAATTCTGCACGCATTGAGCTTATTCTTAAGAGTTGTTTGCCGTCGCCGCCGACATAGCGGAGGGCCTGCCCTCGCGAAGGCGGGGGACAACAAGCAGGAATCGGCTCGCCAAAAAGGGAGACAATCATGTTGACGAATGATGAATACAACGAGGCTATGAAGTTGCTTGCACGATTGGCCGAGCTACTGCGCAACGCCGATGGGGACAACAAGCAGGGTGTGAGTCAAACCGAAGCTGCGAGACAACAAGCAGAAGCTGCGAGACAACAAGCTGAAAGCACAATTCCATCGCTTAGCAAAGCGCGACAGCATTGGCACGACACGTCTAGGCCACTCGACGAGATTGGCAAGTAGCAAGCGAGTGTGCCATCACCAATCGACGGCAAACGATAAAGGATGCAAAATGACCAATTTCAAAAGCGATCTAATTGACGTGCTAGTTGAGAAGCACGCAGAGACAGAAAAGGCAGTTCTTGTGTCCGAAACAGGAGACAAGGACGACGCTGAATGGCTCCCCAAAAGCCAGATTGAAATCGAGCCATCAACGAAAAAAGGACAATTTACAGTCACAATGCCTGAGTGGCTAGCAAAAGAGAAAGGTTTCGTATGACTCAAACCAGGCCGAAAACGTGGAGATGGACCCCCACAAGTGACGTGATTATGCTCCGTTTGCGTAGTGCGTATGCAGACGGAGCAGTCATGATTGTGCCGTTGTCACAAGATGGTCGCGATTGGGTAGAAAATAAGCTCGACCCTGTGGACGTAGGGACGCTACACCGTGTAGAAGGGAGCATAGAAGCGATGGCAGCAGTCATGCGACAGGATGGATTAGTGGTAGAAGTGAGAGGTTAGCAAACAAGAGTGCGTCAAAATGTCGCATGGTGATATATTTCGCTTGACAAGTGATATATAATATGATATACTATCACGTTTGCTTCACCAGAGGAGGGCCAGCAAGGCTTCGGTTCGGTATGACTCAAACTCGAATGTCAGCTTTTGAAGCTCTACGTAGCTTGATAGACCTAACGAAAATGGTAAGTGAATTAGAGAACGGAGATGAACTCAGCCTGACAAGAGCAAGAAAAGAAGCACGAAGGTTACTTAGCGTATTAGTAGTACCAGAGAAAGGAACGACAAAACATGATCCAAATTAATCCGCTATCGCGAGAGGAATCTAAGCGCCGTTCGGCCAATTCTCTTCGCAGTGTTGTGAGTGCGTTACAGTGGCAGGTTTGTAACTTAAAAGAAAAGCCAAATAGAGTAACAGTAAGCCGTTTATGTGAACTGTTGATTAAGATAAAGCAACGGTTCGTGCCAAGCTACGACGACGCCGAAAGATTAGAAAGTAAGGTACGTGACGCCATGGACGACGGCGAGTTCACGGTCAGTTTGGAAGGCGACAGGTTGTTCGTTTCAGGTTACATCAAGGTTAACAAGTTGAGTAAGGGAGTCATTTGGTAACCTGTAAATTTGAGTTTGACTCAAACTGAAACCAAGGAGAAGCAAAGTGACACAAAACCAAACTCAAACTAGCGAGCGTCCAGTAATCGGCCATGGCGATTTTGGCTACAACGTTAAGGAAGTTCAACACGCGCTCGACATAGAAGTCGATGGCGATTTCGGTCCTGATACCGACGACGCTGTTTCGCAATACCAACGCGAGAAAGACTTAGACGTTGATGGCGTCGTAGGTCCGCAGACGTGGAAAGAATTAACGAGGGAGTTTGACTTACCGCCGTACCCTCCAAAGCTGCCAACGGTATTCACGCCAGAAGTCAAGCGTATGATTACTGATACTGCAATCATTCATCCTATCGCCGATTATAATTGGGAGGATAGAGGTAAGGCGCCTGCCGGTTACATTAAAGGAATGGCGCTTGCCTACGCTCAGGCGTATGTACGTTTTGGTACAGATGATTTCCTAGCGATAGAGCTAAGTAAGGCAAACACACACGACAGTAGCGTTGACGCTTTGGCATGGCTTGCACAAGAGTTCGAAGACGCGAACATGAGCAATTCGCAGCGTGGTAAAAACACGTTAAGGCACTTATACGTGCTTCTAATGGGACTAGGAATGCGTGAATCGTCTGGCGAGCATTGCTGTGGCAGAGATCAATCGGCCGAGAATACAACGGCTGACACGTGCGAAGCTGGATTGTTTCAAACCAGTTGGAATGCCAGAAGTGCGTGCACCGATTTCATTAACTTGTTCGATCAGTATGAACTCAGTTCGCCACAGGGATACTTAAGCGCGTGGGAGGAAGACGTAAGCTGTTCTCAGAGCGATTGGGACAGCTATGGCAGTGGTGACGGTTTCAGGTTCCAAGAACTGTGCAAGCGTGCTCCTACGTTCGCAGTTGAAACGTGTGCAGTGACGTTGCGGAACTTGAGACAACACTATGGTCCGATCAATAGAAGGGAGGTTGAGCTACGACGAGAGGCCGACGAGATGTTCAAGCGTATTGAACTGATCGTCGAGGGTGAAGTTTTCTTAGGAGTATAACGTAGTTTGAGTCAAACTGATCTGGCAAGTCCATGGACACCATGGCACACCAAGGAGAAGTAAGATGGCGACAAGAGCACAGGCGAAGCGGCCACTCCCCCCAGGCGTGAAGCCGACCATTTCCAATATGGAAAGGGCTAACACTGCCGATCCACACTCGTACCTAGGTAAGATTGTGAAAGAGCTAAACGCTATCGAGACACGTCTCATATCACAGAACCCCGATGCTAAAGACAACAAGGGTCGCATCATCGGCGAAATCTATCTGTGGGACGAAATCCAGAAGATCGCCAAGTCTAAATCGGACGCATTGTGGGACGCAGCAGAGGCCGAGGGCCTGCTTAAGTACGACGATCTGAGCACGGGCCAGCATCTAGTCGCGCAAAGTCCTAGCTTTGTTGTCACCGCCAGTGTGTCAGAACCAGTACGTAGGTTCGATCCTGACACGCTGGCGAAGTGGCTATTCGATAACAAGAAGATTCCTGTGATTATCACGAAGGAACAAATCGAGCGGGCCAAAATTCCCACCAAGTCGCAGACTCGCGTGGCAATCATTGAGAAGGCTGGCGATAAATGAAGAAGATAGAAAAGTCGTTTGGGGAGGCTGTTGACGCTTTAAGGGCGTACGTAGCAGGCGACTACAACGGTTCGGCGGAAGACAATCTCAAGCTAGAAGAGTTGCTTTGGGATGTCAAATTGGCTTACTACGAACTTCCCCGTAACAAAGAGCCAAGCATCGGTTAGCTGGGCAGCGAGCCGATGCGAGGCGGTCGGGTAGCAATCAAGCTACCCGACCGAGCAATTGAGGAACGCAAGGATGCCATTAGTTCTACAACCTACATTCAACGAGATGTCCCGACAAGAGATTGAGTCACACTTAGAACTAGTCCGAGCTAAACGCATGGCCGCAGTTGTCACATACCATGCTGGTGTCAACGCAGCCGCGAGGCACCAGATCGCAAAGTTCCAGCAACGTGTCGCGAACGAGTATTATCAGTTAAGCAAGGCCATCACTGTATTGGACAAAGCGTTAGCAAACTGTGAAAGGCGTATGGAAAACCTCGAAATTCTCATGACAGAGGTACAAAATGCCCAAAGTCAAATCGTCGAGACTGACAGCGAATGACAATAGCGTTGATGGTGAGTTCACCGTATTTTGGTGGGACTTAAGGAATAACATTTACCGGACGGCAGAGCGTGTTAACGCAATAGTGGCGATGAATGAGGCGGAGAAGTTAGCAAAGGCGAGATATGTAAAGCGTGTTATGATTACGAATAGTGAAGGCGAAACAGAGTTCGAATGGCAAAAGGGAAAAGGAGTCACACATGGAGTTTAATCAGTTTCAGAAAGAGCTACGCGATCGTGGCATTGAGGGTCAGACAGCATACATGATGACACTCATGTACGAAAGGATCATCGATTTGTCTCAGCAAGTCGTAATGGCTTCGAGGCTGATCGATGAATTAGCTACGTCATTAGGCAACTTCGTAGAGTTGCATGAAAACACACAGCGACAGCTTAAGACGTTGATGCGTCACGGTCGCCCTGATGGCGTCGAAGTCCACAGCGTCGCGTACGACCCTGACGAAAGTGAACACTAGTGTGAGTCAAACTCATGAAGAAAGTATCAGGCTTTCTCACAAACGATGGTTCGTTTTTCCCTAGTGAAGACGAAGCCAGACTATACGACGCAATGGCTGCACTCACATTTGCAGTCACCAACGTAGGTGCAAACCCCAAGGCAGTGTTCGTCATTCTCGATGGCTGTGCTGCCCAAGTCATGGAGTATCTCAATGCCAAGCAAGCCCACCAAGAAGCCGAAACAGCTAATCCACGAAGCCCAGGAGCACTCGGCCCAGTCGCAGCAACATCATCTTCTCTCGATTACACCGACGGTAGGGGCGCACGCGAAGGCGACTCTACACCCGTATTCCAACAGTCGCCTGACAGCTATGAACATGTGCCCGACGTGGGGAGTGGTGAGCAGCCAGAAGAGATACCCAACTTCGGCTCGCTCAATGGCCCTGGAATACGGTCACGCGATGCACGAAGTGTTCGCAGCGATCCGCCTGTGGCAACTGGCGACACGACAAGAGCTACCTGGCCACGCACGGGTGAAGGCGCATAAATTGTTCGAGCCAACACGTTGGGACGCCGCTTGGAAGTCTAGTATGACTCAATCTGACACCGAGCGTGACGAATTGATGGTCCTGGCATATGATATCATTCATTCATCTGGATTCAAGGACGACCCAGGCGATCAGATTAGAACGCTAAATTCGATGGAACTGGCGGCAATACAGTACATCGACTCGACTATGAAGTACATGGACAATTGGGAAATCTATGTCAAAGACAAAGACGATCCGCAAAGTTACGTAGGCATTGAGAATGTCTTCGATGTAATTCTCACGTACGATGACGAGAAACAATATAGATTCATAGGAACGCTCGATGCTCTCACTCTCGATAAGGGCAGGAACAGTCGTCCGACGCTCGAGGACAATAAAACAGCTGCACGTCTTGACGATGGTTGGAAAGCGGCATTCATTCTCTCGCACCAAGTTTCGGGCTATCTGGCTTGTGCATCAGCACTACTTGGTCTTGATATACGTAACGCACGCATCCTTGGCCTCAAGAATAAACCGACTGGTAAAGGGGAAGATTATTGGACAGTCTCAACTTCCCGCACTGCTGAGGAATTTCACCGCTGGGCTTTCTGGTTTCGTCACACCGCCGATCAGTATGAGTTCTATAAAGACCATTACGAATACGCGCCAAGGTATACTCATTCGTGCAATAGATACTTTCGGCCGTGTTCGCTTATATCGTTTTGTGGTGACACGTTCGAAGGGAGGCTGGAACAATGGGACCAAATGATACCAGCTGCGCTCTCGCCGTCGGAACTAGGTGTGGAGGATTAGCATATGTTAACGAAAAACGCGCCTATTCGCAGTGCAGGTACCCATGTTGCTACTACATCTTCGGTTCGTGTTGCGGATGTTGCGCCAAAGCGAAGCAAGATCATCGGTTCGCTCGGCCCTGTGGAAATCAAGAGCGGAGCCGAAGCACCGAATCGAATGGCCATTCTCTTATGGGGCTCTGCGACGTGCGGCAAGACGACATTCGCCGCGACTGCCCCAGGTGATAAGCTATGGATATCATTCGGCGACCAAGAACATGTATCAGTTATGCACCGGCCTGACGTGCATGTGGCGAACGTGAGTTCAATGACGGCAAATGATCTATTCAAGCATGCACAGAGCGAGAATCCATTCGGTCTAGATCAAATTCTATCAGACAATGAAAACATTGAAACGGTGGTGTGTGACTCATTAACGGCCATTTCATTTAAGGCATTACAGCATTCGGTAGGTAAGGGCATAGGCTCAAGCAACAAAGGTGGAGGCTTTGTGCCAACGATGGAGGCACCGGGACAAGGTGCATACGGCGGTAGAAATGCCATTGTGCTCGAAACGATTACCGGTCTTTTGAGAGTCACGGCCAAGCACAATGTGCATCTCATAATCACGGCACATGAAGACGATCCGACCACCATGGTTCAAGATGGTAAGGAGATCATTAGTTACATCGGCGTTATGCTTGGTGGCAAATTGGTCAACAATGTGACATGGCGACTGTCTGAAATCTGGTACATGTCAATCGATCCTCATGGTGACAAAGAGAGAAGAATTGCGATCAGGCCGACCAGATTACGCAAACCGATGAAGTCACGCATGTTCTCGCAGAGGGAAAAACATGCAGAATTCGTGCTGAAATACGATGCCGATCTGCCTGATAGTGCCAATGGTCAGATGACAATTGCTGGTTGGTACTATCAATGGGTGGATAGGAATGGTGCTAAAATACCACTTCCGCCACCAAAGGAGACGAAAAATGTCAAATAGAGAAGGCTATGTGGCTGACAGAACCATGCCTTTCTGTCGCGAATGTATGCTTCCGGTAACGGTAAACCATCGCTATCGGATCGTGAAGTATGACTTAAAAGGTGTCACCAAGTACGGTGTGAGTCATACCAACTGTGAGAACCCGACCGCAGGTACGTACAACGTGACAGGCACACAGTTCGAACGCAAGGACGGATTTAAGTACAAGTACATCATACCGCGAGTTGAAAAGGGTAAGGCAGAATAGCAAGAAACACCTGGGACGGCAGGGTAACCTTTAACGCTTGGACTCCGATCCAGTCAAGCAAGGAAGCATATCATGCAAGAAGACGACGAACTCGACGTTATCGAGCTAGGCGAGTCTCTGGCCGATGTAGAGAAACCCCCGGAACTTCCTCCGGGTATCTACATCGGTGAGATTACCGACGTGCAGAAGTTTACCTCTGGTAAAGGTAACCTACTGTACTCGGTCAAGTTCACGATCCCCACGGAGGAAATTCCTGCCGATCTACAGGACCAGTTCGAGGATGGTGCGAACATGTACTGGCAGCGGCAGTTGGTTCCTACTTCCAAGGATCGACGTGCGTTGTATAATCTTCAAAAGTTCATTGCAGCGATTGGGTTGGATACTGCTACAACTACAATCAACCCAAACGACTGGATGGGACAACGCGCTAGGCTACGTGTACGTCTCGGCCGACCTTTCGAAGGTGAGAGGCGAGCCGAAATCTATGCCATTGAGTCGGCCGAAGACGAAGTGGTGGAGACTACTACCTCACGTCGGGCTACGGCTGCGGCTGCGGAAGTTGAGGAAGTCGCACCGCGTCGTGCAGGCCGTCGCGGTACTCGGTAACTGACAAAGTGGCGTGTGGGTTTGACTCACACGCCATTCAAACATAAGGAAACAAACAATGGAAAAAGAACTCCGAGACATGATCTACAACACGCTACTTAAGGTATGGGAAACGGAGGGTCCACCGAATGTCCCTCAGTTAGCAGCACAGTCGATTCTCACCGCGCAGGCCGACGCTCTCATAATAGATGTGCATCGTATATGTTCAAACGAAGATGAATATCATCAGTTCATCAGTTGGTTGAACAACATACGACTGGAATCAGATTTCGACAAAGACGAAGAGGCGTAAGATGGAAAGCGTACTAATCAGACTGGACGAGCACATCGTCAATGGATCGGATCAGCTATTAGTGCGCATCCGTCCACAAGACAAGCGGACAGTCAATCTAGCCGCAAGGGAACTAAACCTTACTGCGTCACAGTTCGTGCGGACCTTAGTGGTTCAAGCCGCACGAACTGTTGTTGCAGAGATAGCCTCGAAGAAGGGATAAACGATGCGAAGACGTTTCCTTCAACGAGTTGTTCGACCTGAGCGCACAGTTCGTATTGTAGCTACATTGGTCGAAGCAGAGCATTTGAAGCCAGGCGATTTGTTCTCAGATCGAGGGCCTGACTATTGGAACATGTCGAAGCTCGCGTTTGGACAGGTGTTCGTCAAGTTTAATGACGACGCTGATGCCGACGTAGGCTTCGAACCCGTTTATAGAATAACAATCGTCCGAGAAGATATATCCAAGGTCGAGAATCGCAATGCGCATTTGATCGAGGCTGAGTTCAGTCCGTTCACACCACCAGGGATTGATTACGCGAGTTGGAGAAACAAGGTCAAGTGGAGAAGGGAGTGAGTATGAGTCACACTGACGACGACCGTTTCGAAGGCAGCAACCATACCGAAGAAGAAAGCACGATCATCCATCCGTCCAGCGAGCAAGAATATGCAGTGGACATGTGTACCGATCTAAAGCAACGCATCGTATCTGTCACAGGTGGAGCGGGTACAGGCAAGACGTTCGTTCTAGGTAAGGTTTATGTGGCGTTGCGAAACGAGAAAGTAGCCCTATGCGCCCCGACTGGACGAGCGGCTAAGCGCATCCAAGAACTAACAGGCATCAAAGCGGTCACAGTCCACAAACTACTTGAGTTCCCAATGCCATCGGACGATCCGGTCATCATCGACACGGACCCCGATGATAGTGACATTATTCATTTTGAGGAACGCAAGCCTAACGAGCCTAGGCGAAACAAGTTCAACCCGTTCGAGGAAAACGTTATCATCGTAGACGAAGCATCGATGGTAGGACCGCAACTCTATCGTCACCTTATGGATGCATTACCTAAGAAAGGCGTGATCCGTTTCTTTGGTGACAACAATCAATTGCTACCTGTAGAAGATGGCGATCCTCCATTCAGAACGTTGCTGCATAGATTTCCGTCAATCGAGTTGACGTATAATTTCCGCAGCGGCGACGCTATTGTGTCGAACGCTTATCGTGTCTTGCGTGGTTTAGTGCCGCGTAACAATGATCATTTCCATGTTGTGTATACTGATCAGCCATTGCTTCAATTGTTTAAGTTAGTCTCAGCGCATCCAGAATTAGGTAGCGACAACAATCAAATCATTATGCCTACACGTAAAGGAAGCGTCGGGACTGGTGTAGTCAACCCAACCATTCAGCTTAGGCTAAACCGACAGAAGGAACTCCTTCGCATACCTCGGTTTGACTCACACGACAAGCCGTTGGTAGTGCGAGCGCATGACAAATTCCTGTGGATCAAGAATGACTACGAACTGCGATTATTCAACGGTGAGATCGGACGCATCACAGAGATCGATCCCGAAGAAGGCACATTATGGCTTAACACAAACGATAGGCAACACATTGAAATCCCTCCAAGAGTACGCACGTATAACGCATACGCACAGGCGATGACGAACTACGATCCAAGGAAACAAATAGAACTTGGCTACGCCATCACAACACACAAAAGCCAGGGTTCAGAATTCGATACGATAGTGTATTGCATCTCACGACGTGCTCCATTTCTGTTAAACAGGAACAACTTCTATACAGCCATCACTCGCGCCAGGAACCAAGTGATAGTTATCTGTGACAGACACGCTATGGGACAATCGTTAAGAAGAGAGAGAAGAGACAAGTGAAAGCAAAGCAAAGGACAAAACGATGACCAAGTACATAGCGTTAACAGGACCGCACAATAGTGGTAAGACAACAGCAGCAACAGCCCTGGGTAACGCATTGATGGCACTAGGTTACACAGTTAAGCATGACAGTTTCTCGTTTCCTGTTCTTGCGTATGCTGAAAACTTACTAGACTATCCTGCGCTCGATCTGGAAATGACCGATCCAATAGAAGCGTTAAGTAACAAATCGCTTCGTGAGTTTATTCAACGCGAACAGCAGCATATGCGTTTCAACTATGGGCCGCGCGTGCTCGGCGTACTATTAAGAGCGCGTATCGAGGGCCATAAACCGCCTATGTATTGTGTCGTTGACGATGGAGTTAATGCTAACGATGTCCTAGGACTAGGCCAATACGTATTAGTTGATGTAGCTAGGAAGAGTGTCGAAAGTGCGTACCCATTCACAATCCCTGGGGCCGATTTCTATGTACGCAACGACGGTTCAGAAGATCGGCTTCGACTTAAAATGCAGCAACTCGCACCAAGGATCATAGAAAGGCTGTCAAATGTTGAGCAGAAATCTAACCCGTGACGAGCTAGAGTCTCAAGTCCGAGCACTTGCCGACACGCAGGGACTTGAAATTCAATGCCTAAGCAGTGGCCCATTGGACGCGAAGGTAGCGTTCATAAGTAAGGGTCCAGGCGAATCAGAGGCACGTCAAGGTATACCGTTCGTTGGTAAGTCAGGCCAATTACTGTGGTCCGTCGTTAAACAATACGGTCTTACTCGCGATACCGTATATGTGACGAATGTCATCAAACGACAAATCGCATTCAGCGACGACGAGAAGTTTAAGATACATCCTGATGAGTTCACCAAGTGGTGTGAGCTAGTCCTATGGGAAGTCGGTCAATTGCCTAACGTCGAAGTTATTGTGCTGTTCGGCGGTGAGGCACTCGAAGCATTTCTATGCGAAAAGGGTATCGACAAATGGCGTGGGTCTGTTATCGATCTGATCCTCCCCAATAACAAACGTGGTAAGGCAATCTGTGCAAACAATCCAGCGGATGCACTGCGTACGCCGAAGGTTGAAGTTACATTCATGATGAATTGCAAGCGGATCGAGCAAGTCCTGACTAACAAGTTCAAGCCGTATAAGGTTGATGGGATTATCAATCCTACGTATCGTGACGCCTTAAACTTCATCAGCGATTTACAACGCAGCGATAATCCTGTGGCACTCGATATCGAAGGGCTCAATGATCAGACAGCTTGTATCGGTCTGTCGAATGATCCGCACCGTGCCATGTGTATCAATTGGCGTGATGACTCAGGCAATCGTTATTCGGTAGGACAAGAGGCTAGCATACTCACAGCGATACAAGACCTGTGTGACTCACACCGGATCGTTGCACAGAATGGTGGGTTTGACTCATACTGGTGTTGGTTACGGGACAGAATTCGTATTAGGATTTGGTTCGATACGTTGCTTGCGCATCATACGCTTTATCCTCAGCTTCCGCATAACTTGGGATATCTCACGTCGCAGTACACAACGCATCCGTTCTACAAAGACGAAGGCGATTACTGGAAGGAAGGCGGTGACATAGACGAGTTCTGGAAGTATAACTGCAAAGATGCAGCGATCACGTATCGTGTCTATGAGCGTGAATACGATGAACTTGAACGGCAAAAGCTCAAGGATTTCTTCTTCGGTCACGTCATGCGAGCACAACCGCATTTAGTCGAGGCCACTGTCCATGGTGTAGCAGTCGATCAAACCGTGAAAGAAGTCATAGCTCGTGAAGTTAATCGATATGTTGCCGAGATGGAAAATGAATTTCATAGGTTAGTCCACGAGGCAACAGAAGATATGGATTACAATCCCAATCCCGCATCATGGCCGCAGATGAAGGAGTTATTCTTTCGTCGGCTAAACCTCCAAGGTAAAGGTACGTCAACCGACAAGACCAATCGTAATCACATTCTGCAGAACGCGCACACGCGACCAATAGAAAAGGAGATGTTAAGTGCGCTCGACGCATGGAAAAAAGAAGACAAGTTCCGGTCAACCTATGCTACGTCGAAGGAGTCGAAAGACGGCAGATTTAGATGCGAATATAAACAGTATGGAGTTAGCAATGCACCAGGTCGGCTGTCTTCTAGCGAGCTTATTAATGGAGAGGGAGGAAATATGCAGAACCAGCCCGTTAGAGCCAGAGGCTTCTTTGTTTCTGATCCGGGCACTGTCCTCATATATTTCGATCTGGCGCAAGCTGAAGCGCAAGTTGTTGGTTTTAGAGCGGACATTATGAAGTGGAAAGAGCAATTCGCACAAGCAAAAAAGGATGGAATCTATGACTGTCACCGAGCCCTCGCTGCCGAGATGTTCAAGGTTCCGTATGATTCTGTTCCTGTTAAGGATTGGGATGAGAACAATCATCCAACTATTCGGTACGTCGCAAAACGTTGTCGTCACGGTCTCAATTACCGAATGGAACGGTTTCGACTCGCAGAAGTCACTGAACTACCATATCACCAAGCAGCAAGAGCATTTCAGTTGTACCATCGAACAACACCAGAGCTAGTCCCGTGGTGGGACCGTGAGTCATACGAGTTCAAGAAGACACGGACGATGTACAACGCGTTGGGGCGACGGTTCCGCGTGCTACAACGAATGGATGAAGAGGTAATGAAGTCCGTAATAGCGTTCTATCCGCAGAGTACAATCGGCGATAAAGTTGTGCAGACTTGGTACATGAGTGAAGAAGACGACGAGTGGCCCAAGGGTTATGCTCGAATTGCCATCAACGTGCATGACAATCTTGTCGGTATCGTCGAGCCTGCGTATGCTAAAACTGCATTGAAGGTGTTAAAGAAGCACGCCGAGAGCCCTATCTGGATACAAGATGTGCATATGCGCAGGCTACCAGAGCCATTGTCAATTGCAGCAGAGTTGAAGATGTCGTATCCGACTATCTGGGATGATAAGCTACATAAATTCATTGAAGATAAGAAAGGCTTGCACAGATGGTCGAACATGCAAGTCGTGAAGTTGTAGGAGCCCACGATGGACTGGCAGGCAAAACTGACAGAATGGCTCATCAACGCAGGTACTGTAGGTAGACGGCAGAGCGAATTGATTTCACGAGTGAGCACTAAGGTCGATGACCGTGAAGTGCTATCGTTTCTCAATTCGCTACTGGCCGAGGGCAAGGTGCAAAAGTTCATCTTGCCGGGAGGCGTTATTCAGTGGCGAGCTACTACAAAGATACTGCCACCGAAAGTAGAGAAGCCAAAGGTAGATAAGTCCCTCAACTAGTTTGAGTCAAACTCACGGCGTAGGCACTTGTAAACTCGAATGCCAAGGCTTATGCGGATCGAGGTCTTGCAACTTAATGGGTTGTCCCATGCGCCGTGAGTAATCAGCTTCGATCTTGTCGATATTGTTGTTAATCGTTCGGGCGACGTTCTGGCGATATCCCTCCAAGTAGTTCCTTACGTCTATACGATTAGTAGTGTCAACACCGTGCCGTTGCAAGAACGACATCATCTGCGGACGCTGTTGTAGTTGTTGTTGCCATGTAGGATCGTTAGCTGAATCGTTGTGTCGCATTGTTTGTATCTGTTGTGTGGAATCTTTCCAGAAGTCCAACAACGTTTTGTATCCCTGGACCGTATCCTTACGCGTACGGTTAAGTAAGTCTTTTGCGAACATCTTATACAATTCGTTCTTAGGCTCAGGTTGACTCAAACCTGCAATGTCACGTGGTAGACGCTCAAGTCCCTGTTGCCGTGCCATCTGTTCGCCAGCTTTACTTAAAGGTTTCTCTCGACCGATTTGACGCTCGCCAGTCGTACCATACTTCGCGGCGTATTCAACCAATCCATCGAGTACCTTCTTACGTTCGAACATCTTCTCCGATTCTCGCGTCATACCAGACGCGATGTTACGTTGATCGGCTATGTTTGATGCTAGCCCCGTTCCTAGCATTTGTCTTGTACCTGCTCCCATAGCGTTCTTGGCCATTTCCCAAGATGTTCCCCATGGATCGTCTTCACTGCGAGGGGTGTGAGCGGCAGCACTGTAAGCTTTAGTCATCGCTGCTACAAACCCTGGGTTCAGTGCATACAACGTACGCTGCAATTTTTCGGGCAGAGTTGAGTTTTGATCCTTGGCATACAGTGGGTCTCTGCGTGCATACGAACCGGCACCAGCCAAGTTGCCAAGTCCCGCCGCCTCTGTGAGGGGTGATAGAAAACCTCCGATGTTTGATGGTGGTGCAACACCTCCTGCTTCGTACGCGGCACTCAGTACAGGCGGTATCTGCGGCAACATTGCAACATCCATAAACGCATGTGCTGCGTGCCCAAAATCTTCTCGAAGGGACGAGCGTACATGCTGTTGATCGCCAAACATATGATGCATCGCAGCCCATACTATCATTTTATGAAGCACGTCTTCTTGTGGAATGGGCCATTGGTAACCGTCTTCGACCGGAGCGCCGGGCTTCGCAAAGTAAATAGTTGTAGCCTCTCTTGTTGGGTTTTGTCCATTCGTTGCATGGTCGATATACGACTTGCCATTAGGGTCTTTGCCCATCCACATATTATAAAGATACGAAGCAGCCGTAAGCTTCATAGGTGTTATGTGCTTTACATACGTGAACGGATTAATCAGCGAGGATGGATTGGACAGACGGTTTTTCCAACCTTGTTGTGTCATGCCTCCGAACGGAAGTTTTCTGTTGGCTTCATTTGCCATTTGATATGCAGTTAAGAACGGTCGTGCAGCTTGTCGTCCAGCATAGTTAATCGCTCCGCCGATACCAGGTTCGCGTGGTCCAGGATCGAATCTTTCGCGTGCGCCACTTGGCATGAAAGCACGTCCACCAGTTCGAGGGTTACCTGATAATTCATTCGATTCGTGAACCAATTGTTCTAGCGGTGCTCGGCCTAGATTTCCTTCAACATATGCGAAGTGCGCAGCATTGCGACCCGCTTCCAGTGTATGCTTGAAAGCATTTAGAATAGGTGCAGCCCTACGTACCAGAGCGGAGTTTGCTCCCGGCATCACGCTGCCCATACCTCGAGCATTTTCCATAGCAGACTCAGCTTGAGTCATACGGCTTCCAGAAACGCCTCCCATGTGTTGTGTTCGAGCATATGTAGTGTTGGCGTGCCATCGCACCATTGCGCGTGCCATAGCTTCGGCGACTGGACGAATCGCTTGGCCACCATAGGTTCGACCGAACCATCCGTTACCGCCATGGAGAATAGCTTGTGCTATGTAATCTGTAAGCTGTGGAATTAATTGTGAGGGTATGGCGTGGATCACACTTCCACGTCCGAGGGGAATACGTGCATTTTGTCCACTAACCAACGTCCATGCTTTCGGGAGGTTCAGTAGCCCTGGCGCCTGACGGCCTAGTGGATTTGCACCCGTTAGTGCTTGCATCTTGCCTCTAAATCCTGGGGCTCTGCCAGCTTGTCCCACTGTAGTTTGCATGATCGACCAGTTACGCAGCATGTCAGTCGTTGGTCCGAATACTGGATTGAAATAACCAGTTGTGCCTTGCCTGTAACCGTTCGCCAACGTGTTCCATGCACGCGAGAACCAACCACCTTTCCCATAAGGATCGTGGTTAAGCCAATCAGCAACATTACGATTCTCGGCTACGTAATGCTCCATTACGCCGTCGCGTCTGAAACTAACTTGGTTAGGTCTTGCGTCAGGATTCAATGTGAAGTGCTCAGGATCAACATGTCGTAAGATGATACGCCCGTTAGGCGTTCGAAGCAAAGCGTCGGCAGCTTCACGACTAGCCTGATTGCTAAGTGCTGCACGTACATTGGCAGAAGTCACGTCCTCGGCATTTCTGAATATGTTTCCGCGAACTGCTTCTGTGTTAGCGTCTGCACGATTTGCTTCGTAGATACGCTCGGCACCAGATACACGTTTGCTCCATGGTACTTCGTTCGGATGGTTCATGTTCAAATCGGCATGTTCTTGTCCCGTGATCATTCCCATTTCGTGCTGGAAGCGTCGAGTTTCTTCTACATGCTCCCTGAACGCATCACGTAACGATACTAGTCCAGGATCGGTATGTTCCATGTTTCGTACTAAGTTCTGAGCGTCGGCCATCGTCAAGCCTCGCACGCGTACAGGTCCAGCTTGTGGTGTAGCACGTCCCGCAACAGTACCAGGATTGTTAGTCACGTGGCGAATGTCATCGATGGTATCCATTGCGTGCATGTAATCTTGGAATGTAGGATGATTCTGAGCGGCACGCTCGATTTCAGGGAACGACATACGGGTACTGTAAGTTATATTAGGCAGGTGCGTCTCACCTTTCAAAGCTGCATTCGTAGCATGTTGCTGTGCTGTCGCACCAGTGCTCACGTCGTTGGTCACGCGTATGCGATCCAGTTCCGCTGGGTTGACACCAGCACGGCCCATGAATCGTTCTAAGGCCGCGTTTGCGTCATCGCTTCTACGGGCAAAGTCGATAGCACTAGGACGCACAGCGTATCCAGGAACAGGTGCAGGCGCAGGCGGGAGCCATCCGCGTCCACCAGGTGGTGGAGTTTGAGTCATACCGACAGGAGGCGTAGGCGGCATAGGGGACGCAGGCGGCGTAGGAGGCGTAGGAGGCGCGGGCGGTGTTGCACGAACGCCTCCCGGAGAACGTACGGGTGGTGCTTGAGGCGGTGCGACAGGCAACGGAGGCATACCGACAGGTGGTGTTGTCAATGGTGTATGGCCTACCTGGGCAGTCGGCAATGGAGGCATTCCTGCGGGAAGTGCCGTTAACGGCAATCCTTGGCCTACGCCAGGCAATGCCCTAGACGCAGGTGCAACTTTACCTAAAAGTTCTTCCCTAAGACGTTGCTCAAACTGTTCGGCCCATCTCGTACGTTCAGTAGGTGGTCCGGCTGCACCGCCCCGTCGCCAATCTCTGTATTGAGTTTCCATCTCCGGAGTGAATTCTATCTTAGGTGCGCCCGGCAACGGAGGCATCCCATGAGGTATTTCAGTTATCGGCTTCGCGAACCGACCGCCTACAATCCGTGGAGGAAGTTGGCGCATCATTCCTATCAATCCTGCGCCACCAGCCAAATGACCAGGGGCAGGCAATTCCTCAGGGTGCGTAAGGATTTGTTTAACGTTGCTTGCAGCTTCCTCTCCGAATCGCTTACTCCATCCAGCGAACGGTGTGTCGCTTTGAAGGTGTGGTCCATGCCCTGGGTAGAGTTTCACTCCACCTGTATAGGGAGCTTCACCTTCGGCAAGGTCTGGCGCAGGATATTCTACAGGCTCTTGCGTCATTGCCTCGGGGGTTAACGCAAAGCCTTTACTAGCGCCGACCATAGGACCGGACAAAGCAACATCGGCAGCGGAAATTGTCTGCGGTAGCCCATTAGCTCCAACAACAACATGCTTCACACTATGCGCATCGGGATGCAGCGGAATATGTCCCTGCGGTATCTCGCTGAATTGAGGTATTTCAGGAAACCCAAATTCAGGAGCTTTCGGAGGCGCTTCTTCTTTACTCTTGGTCAGGAGAGATTTCAATTCCTCGATGAGCGGTTCCGTCGGCGACGCTTGTGGAGTCTCCGGAACGACTGCGTATTGCTGTTTTTCAGTACCTTTCGGCTTCGCAGGCTCTGCTGTCTCTTTCAAAGATTCAAGCAATGCGGCTATGTCTGGTTGTTCCTGTCCTGCTTGTGCCGTTTCAGCTTCGGTCGCCGGTATAGCTACGTCTGGCGCAGCCGGAGAAGGTTTGGAAACTGTTAATGTTAATCGCTTTTTGCCATCGGACCCTGTAACATACTCGGCGGTGTGAGGCTCAGCCATACCTTCGCCGGTCCTGCCGACTCTACCGCCGACGCCAACGTTGGCACCTACAGAACCGGCCATGCGAATGTGTGCAGGGTCTTGCTGAAACGCCTTTCCAGTTAAGAATGATAAGCCATATTCGCCTGCGTGCCTATGCAGATAATCGAGTACTGGCCCACGTTGGATATCTGCACTGACACCAGATTGGTGACCGCTACTACCGGGAGGGGCAGCAAGTCCACCCTGATTGTTGGGATTGGGATAGTAAACTTTCCCTCCCCATGCCACAGGTCGTTTAATGTAATCAGCACGATACTGTGCTTGTGTTTCAGGTGTGCGATACAAATCGCGGATTACGGCACGCTGTCCGGTTGCGCTCTCGGCAGCTTGAATGGCACGAGATAGTCTATTAGCAAATTCAGGATGAAGACCTTGAGTTATTAAGTTGCGGCCTCTACTCGAAAGGAAACCAAATGATTCGACGGCACCAGCTAGACCCTGACCTTGACTTACAGTTTGACTCACACCAGGCGTAGGTGTTGCCTTCGGTGATTGCCATACATCAGGCAAATCGGTTTCACGCGGTGGCCATTCGTCGCCAGAAGCAATAGGCGCAGTTGGTGCGAAGCGTTGTTCCTGACCACGACCTTCTGGTATTGGTGGAGATATAGCTTCTGGATCACGTTCCTCCCACCAGTTTGGTGTCGTAGTTGATCTGGGAGTCAGTATCTCTATGTTTGGCTGAGCGTTACCAGCAAACCTTGGCAAGTTGAGTCGTCGTCCTTCCTCATTGAAATACGACTCCATTGTGCCATCAGCTAAACGTATCTGAAAGCCTGGTTGGCCAGAGCTAAATTGTCTCCCTGCTAAACCACCAGAAGCATTACCAGTTATTGGTCCGACACCATACCGCGACGATAGGTCAGAGCCGTGCAAAACCGCATCGAGTACGTCCCGCTTGAACTTTTCTACGTCTGCCTGCGTGATGGGAACATACGTTGTACCTGGATAATAACCACGCTGGCCATACGTAGGCTTGTCCCATAAAGCCTGTTCGAGCGAGTGTCCTCGATGCTGCGCTCTGTTGAATGCACTTTCGGCTTGAATAATCTGCGCCTCAAGCGACGATTTAGGATTAACTTCACCGTGAACCATACTGGTTAGTCTATTGACCAACGCAGGATTGTTGTTGATTTCGTCAATAAACTGCCGACGGTCAATGCCACCAGGTACAATTCGTGCAGGATCAATCGGCACCACCCCAGGTATGACTGGGGCGGTTGCCGATGTATCGGAAGTATCCTTCCACGGGTCTCTACTTGGGACTTCGTCCGTAGTGATATCAGGAGTTTCGGTCTCTTGCGTCAGGTCTTCTTCGTCGTCGGCCATTGACGAATCTCCTGGTTTGAGTCAAACTAGTAAGCTTTGCCACCACCCATGTTTTTCTGAGCTTCGGCTAGCTCTTCTTCGGTGGATTGCCCAGGCTCGCCTTCTTCTTCATCAGCACCGCCTGGCATTGGCATACCTTGTGGCATTCCCTGTGGAGGCATAGGCATACCTTGAGGCATCCCAGGAGGCATTTGTCCACCACCCATAGGCATCCCTCTGCCACCACCACCACCCATGCCACCACCCTGGCCTCCCATCATTTGCTGTAAAATCATAGGTACAAGCTGTGGGTTAGCCTGTATCTGCTGTATTGCGAATTGAACAGCCTGTGGAGGCAGTCCCATTTGTGTTAGGATTTGCATGATCATTTGAGGGTTCATTTCTTGTCCTCCTTCTTATCAGCCGTTGCAGCTTTGACTGCCCACATCGCAGCCTCTTCGTAAGCAGTCTGTGCCAGTGCGGCCAGTCGTGGATCGAGATGTTTAAGTTCCTCGCATATGTCGATAAGATCAGCTGTGTAGCGTTTGATCTTATCGACTACGTTATCCTTGCTAGGGTTGAACGACTCACGAACGCGCTGCGCCCCAAGACTACCTGTCATTTGTTCCTCCTTAGTGCTGCCTGAATAACATCGTCAACGCTACGTGACGACTTGTGTGAAGCTAACTTGGTTAGTTCTGGATGCCCTTCATGTACGTACTCTGGCAAGCCAGTAATGCCATGGCTCTTGCTAATGAAATCTGCGCCAACCTTCGGACTGACATCGGTTTTGCCAGCTTGGGTAGCGTACATAAAACGCCGCTGTGCATTACTGACGACAGGCATTGTTACCTCCTACTAGTTTGACTCAAACCAAAGCCAAATTAGAAACTGCTATCGCCTCCGCTAAAGAAATTGCTAAACGTGTCGGACGCCTGCTGATCGCTCAACCCGAAACCTGTATCGCCTGACACATTACCGCTATCGGCACCACCACTAGTAGGCACAAGTCCGTACTGCGGTTGCTGACCGCTACTTCCACCACCACCACCGCCACCACTGCCCTTAAACGCGCCAATCAGTGATGCAAGTCCCTTCAAGTCTGGTGCAGTATCGGCAATGCCTTTCGCATACGCATTGTAAGCATTACCAATATTGCCTGCCGAGTTTTGTAACGCTTGCAGAATCCCTTGGCTCTGCTGTTGTTGTAGCGTAGATAGTGCCTGTGGCGTATCTGACATCCGAATAGGAGCACCACCACCCTGCATCATTGTTTGTTGCAACTGTTGCAGCACTGGCAAGTATTTGCTTTGGTGCTGTTGCTGTAGAGAAGCCTCCAACGGTATTGATTCTTTGTAAGCCTCTAGTTGGTTAGCTGCAACGTTACGACCCTGTGCGTCGTCGGCGGCTTTTAGTATGGCTGGGAGATCAGCGCCTCGGCCTTGACGTATTAGTGTGCGTCCAACATCCTGAGCCTGCCTACCCGAAGCCATTTGGTTGGCAAGTTGCATTTTTGACGCAAGTGTGTCCTCGAGCGCAGCCCGACTCGGTGGTTGATCGTAACGAAATCCTGCTAGTGCAATATTGTAGTCAGGCTTTGCAGCTTCACCGCGAGCGGCAGCATCTTCGAGAATTTGTCGATTGCGTCGCGCGTCTACAGTAAGAGATTTCAGTTGTTCGTTTTGACCTGCGGAAATAATTTCAGCCTGTAGAGGCGATAGAACCGTTTCCCATGAATTTGTCGCTCGATTGTACCGTTGCTTATTACCGTAAGCATCGGTACGTGTAGCAGTTTGCAGATCATATTGCTGTGCAGCGTTACGCTCCTGAAAGCGTAGGTTCATTAGATTGATGATCGCAGCTTCACCTGCGGATTGCGATTGTGCAGCGGCTCCGGCTAAGCCAGCGACTGCGCCTAAGATTTCAGCCATGGCTATTGTTCCTCTTCGTCTAACTTGTTATGTGTCTCTTCCGGTGTTTCCTGTGGAGTAGCAGGCAAATTACTTTCGATAAGCGGATCGTAACGCTGTTCGTTATACTTTGGATTGGACAGGTCGAATTTCGTAGGATCAGGTGGAGCATTCATCTTCTCGTACATGTCCTTTAATACTTGTGGCACAATCATTGATTTGCCGCTCTCCGGCGTAACGACTGGTGGAGTTTGACTCACACTTGGTGTTGGCACAGGTACTTGTGCTGCTCGAGGAATGATCCCGTATTCCGCCAAATTGTTGTTAATGGCTCGTGCAGAAGTCTCAGCCATGCTACTCGGGAGGGGTTCAGCTACACGATTGACTCGCGATAACAATTCAGTTAGCATTGCCTCCGACATTCCTGGAACCGCATGGGGCTGTTCGCTCATTCTATTTGACGGCGGAGGGGCCGGAGGCGATTCGTACATCCTTCGTATTATCTCCGGCACCCATGAAGACATACTTCGTGGAGGCGTGTCGGGGGGTGCGTATTCGCGTGGTATCGTCATACGTGAAGCGTTGTAACCGGCTAACACTTGCGGCAGCCATGTAGGGTTCTGGTTTCGCCCTACAGGCACCGTGTTCCCAGGCACTAATTTGTACTTCTCAGGACCGCTGATTGTAGGAGACGGCTGCTCGTAATCCGCAGTTGTGGCTACAGCGTGTGTTGGATTTCTTTCGCTACCCATAGCTATGAAATCAGGATTTTCCGCCTTCCACTGTGACTCTAGAAATTTCTGTTCCCGTAATCCAGAAGCACGTCTTTCAGCATCCGTGAGATCGATAGGCTCACCTTCGTACGACGGATAGCCATGCTTCGACTGGTACGCTATTCCTGCTTTAGTCTTCAAGAAGGGTTGATCCATGCCTACGGTTTCGGCTAGGTTATAGTCTCCCTTCATCATACGTTTGATCAGTGCATCCGAATACTGACCACTCGCAGGATTATTGCCAGCGTACATTGCCAATACTGCTGGTAGTTGATAACTCAGCGGAACGTGTGGCTGTTCCCCGGGTTGTCCAGGTTGTCCTGTTGACGTTGTTGGTGGAGGCAATCCTGGAACGCCAGAAGTACCTCCGGCACGAGTTGCGCGCTGACCACCTTCCTTAACGCCTAAGCCACGCAGTTCTTGTTGTTGTTGTAGCAGTCGGTCATGTTCCGCTGCGCGTTCTTTAATGCCTTCTGGTGTATGTGCAGGGAACTTGTACTGGTAACGTTGACTCCCACCCACAGTACCTGGGATGTTTATAGCGTCCTTTGGTACGGTCCCTGGAACCGTTCCGCGAGGCGTGACTGCATACGAATCCTGTGGAAGTAACAATTCAGGATGCGCGTTACGTGCCGCAGCATTGAGCGGCACGTATCTGTACCCTTTGGGTGGCGGCGGTAGTTCTTGAGGCTGCTGCTGTTGCTGCCCTCGACCTAATTCGAAGATACTCGGCAGCCCGAAACCGCTTTTCTTGGCCATGAGTTTGACTCACACTTAGAACACTGCGGATGTCGTCGGCGTGGTCTTGTTAGTCGCCTGCGCGTTCGGATCGATGACACCGGCCTGTGCAGTAGGATCGAACGGTAGGTTCTGCGCACCTTGACCAGCACCAGCGATGGCAGCCAGACCCTGTGTGTTAAACAAGTTCGCGGAGCCGATCTTGCCCTGTAGTGACGTATTGAAGTCTCTCATAAAGTCACTAAAGTTCTGATCAGCCTGCGTGCCGAACGTGTTAGGATCGAATCTAGTACCTAGTTTTAGAGTCTGTGCCGATGTACGTCCTTTGTTCGCGATGTCATCAAGAGCTTGTTGCTCCGACGAAACAAGACCAGTACCTGCCGATCTAATCGTTGCTAGCACACCAGGGTCTTGACGAGTGAGTTCGGCTTCCGCTGATGTCTGACCCGCGGGAGTAATAACACCGCGTGATAGCATATTCTGAATGATTGCATCAGCAGCCGAACGTTGCGTTGCATCGATGCCAGCCACGTATGGGTCCATGATGCTGAATGGAGCTTTAGACGCACCGTAGTTCGGAGAGAACAATGCATCAATGCCTCGTCCTGCTTTTGCTTGCGCCGCAGCAGTGTCGGCATCATAGATTTGTTGACCTATACCACTAAACGACGCCCCCGGATTCGGATCAGTTGGCGAGATACCAGCAAGTGTTGATGCAATTCTGGCATCAATACTTGATTGATATTCACTAGGATCGAGTCCCTGTTGCGCGAAGAAGTCTTGCGCAGAAGCCCGACCAGCAGTAGCCGAAGAGCCACGCAGAGCCGCAAGATCAGCTTTGGTCTGCGCGTCTTTAGCATCTTGAATTTGTTGCTGTCGTGCAGCTTCTGCTTCCTTCATCGACTCGACTTGTGCGCTGTTGTCCGGAGGCATGGATGGTGCTGACATTTTACTACTCCTGAGTTTGAGTCGTACTCGGCTTCATTTTGAGGCGGTTTAGATGATAAAGCTTACCGACAGGCTCAAAGCCTATGCTTTTGAGGTAACGTTCCATTCCTTCTTCATGCAATCCTCCCGTATGACTTGCCTGAATTAGCTTCGCCCTGCGTGCTATGGCCCAGTCGCGATAGGCCAAAGTGAGCTTCTGAAGGTTCAAAATCGACCGATATTCAGGCACAATATACAGAAAAACGTCGTTTGTGACCAGTTCCCATGAGAACAAAAGAGGAACACAGTATGCCATAATGCCACCGACAAGCTCTTCTGCGTCGTTCAAAAGTATAAAAACTGTAATTGCGCCGTCGTTCGTGAGGTTGTTTCTAAGCAGAAATTCGATACGAGTCGGGTCTACAGATGCACCTTTATAGTTAGGCAACATTGGAACAAAGACACATGCTGCCTTCACGAGGTCAGGAATATCCGTCTCGGTGAATCGGCGTAAGTGCGTTTTGCGCGTTTCAGATTTGTCGGTCATGATAGCCTCGGTATCTAGAGCCTTGCATTCGCCGATGCACGATAACCATTTACGTATGAATTTCCTATTATCGAAGAGGTCAAAACTTGTCTAACACCGTAAAGTGTTATACAGTCTATAGTCGTACCTCCTACATTGGCTGATCCACTACCCGATACGGTTGGATCAACGCCGATTGCACCAATTGTAGGTGCTCCACGCATTGTGACAGGAAGCGACATCCCAGCGATCGTGAAGGCACCTGCTACCTGCGCATAGAAACCTAAGCTAAACGGTATCCATTGAAAGTAACGTTGGCACGCTGCAAGCTCTTGATCGTAAGTCGGCAACACTATCGCCTGTTGTCCACTTGCTGGTAAAATCGTTCCCGGAACCACAATAATCCCAGTTATGCGAAACACATCCGACGTTGCAGCGACAGCGTTAACTTGCCCAGGCGCCGCAACGTAATTACCTGCCAACCAATTATTAGCCGACGGTGCTGTATACGTGGTTCCGCAAGCCATTGCAAAATCAATTTCTATACCAAGGGTGTTATCTGTATTCCAAGTTCCTGTCGTATCACCTGGAATAGTTATGGTATTATATTGATAGACATCTGAGACAGCCTGAGTATAGGTTGCAACATAAGAACGATTGCTGGCAAGGTTACGAACTGCTACACTATAAATGCCAGTTCGATGATGTGCCGTCCAGAAACCTATCGATATAGGCTGAGGATTCGCAATGCCCCACGCCAATCGCCGCGTCCGCAATCCTTCCATTCTTTGAACTGCACCTAACGCAAAATCACCGGCTCCCATAACTGTCTGTGCCGTAGTAACAGCAATACCTATAGAGCAAGGCATACCATTTATAGCACCACTCGTATATTGCGCCGCGCTTAACGTCATAGTACCAGTAAAATTTATTAGCCATCCATCACAAGTATATTTACCTGTTGTAGTTACCGGAGTCGTACCATTTTCTTGACTTATGTCCATTCCACCATTGATCGAAAGAATCTCAGGTCGCCCTACAACTGTTGTCCCTACGAACGCCGTCGTAGCAACTTTTGTTGAACTGTCACCAGCCGTAGGTGTTGGAGCGGCTGGCGTACCTGTAAACGTCGGGCTGGCTATCGGAGCCTTCAACGCATCTTGCGAATCGACATAAGTGATACTAGCTTTCAGCGCATCCTGTGAATCAACGTAGGTGACCGCCGCCTTAGATGTGTCGCTCGGATGAATGTGATCTTGTCTAGAATATAAATTCGAAATACCGGGAGCAGCAGGACCGTCCATTATAGGATTAGCGTTACCTGGTGCAGGCATTCCACTTCCACCAATCGAACCTGCAACGAACGCAGTAGTAGCGATAGTAGTATCATTGGTTGCCAAAGCTGGCGTTGGTGCTCTCGGAACACCTGTAAACGTAGGTGATGCTATTGGTGCTTTCGTCGCATCCTGTGCGTCAACATACGTTATCGAAGCACGAGACGTATCGGAAGGATGGCCGTGATCACCACGAGCATAAGTTTGACTCACACCAACTACTGCGGGACCGTTCATTAGTGGCGGAGTATTACTCGGCACAACTGGATCAAGTCGAGCGTCCACTTCATCAATCGCAGCCTGAACGTTTGTAGCTGTCAATCCACTTGTGCCATTAGCGTACGAAATCGTCGCTGCGGTGCCTGTCGTGATGACTCCAAAGCCCCAATACGACGGATGCGCAGCTCGATCTTGTGCAAATGTCGTCGGTGCCGCGGCGCTGTTGTTAGCGACTAGACAAGACCAAACAGTGCCTAAATCCGAGTCAATCGCCACGTCGCCGACAGCATAACTTGTCGAATTTATCCAATTCATCATTCCGGCAACGGCCATAACGCCGTACATCTGCGCGTCGATTGAGTCGAACGTAGCAGATAATTGCGTAACCCATGGCTCCGACATGAAGTCAGGGACTGGAAATCGAAAGTATTTTGTGTAGTGCGTGGTCATCGTTTGTACTGCCCCTCTGAATACAGGAAGGAGAAGTCGTTAACCTGTAAGGTTTTCGTAGATGTTCCGAACACCTTAACCTTTAGGATTTTGAACTTGACAGGGAATCCCCATAGCCTGGGATCGTCTGCCACACGTCCGCCGCCGTAAGGACCGTCGTCATAGCCAAATCCTCGCATGGAGTTACCAACGAACTCAACCATCAATGCAGGATTATACATTATGTTGCCATTGTCGTCTTTGTAGAGTCCATCCACATAGACTTCGACAGTGAATCTAGCTACTCCAATTGCAGTTGCTGCAACGAAACGTAACTGCTTAATTTTCATCGGCTCACGGCCGGACATCCAAGGCAATTCCATCTCGAACGGAATTGAAATACCATTGTATATCGCCCACCACGAAGGATTGGCTGCTATGTCGTCAGCCATCGAAGTTGTTCCGCTGGTATGACTCACACTGCAAGTATAGCTCTTGGCTCCGTCGCCTGTAACTGCTGCCGTAGTAGTTGGAACGTACGCCCCCATGCTCTGGCTGGCTTCCAACTGATTGCCGAATATGACTACGCCAGTCGTTCCGTCGCCGTCATATATACTTGCGTCTGACGACCCATCGCCTTGCAACAAGGACAGACGCAAATACACTCCCGTTTCGGCGTTGTTCATATTTATGGTGTGACTCACACGCCACCAACCGTTCAACATCTGAATGGCGTTATAGCTTTGTGTAGCTGTTCCAGCAACCGTAGGTAAATCGAACTCGCCCGTGACTAAATTAAATCTAACAGTGACACCAGTCGCCGTCGTCGGATTGGAATAAGCTCGAAGCGAGACATAAGTCTTGCCAGCGTTGTTCTTCAAATAAATAGATCGCGTATACGTTACACCGGCGACGACTGTTACAAGTTGGTCCAGTTTATGCTGCGAGCCAATCGTAGTATCTTCCTTAAGCAGCCATGCATTATTGCTATTTAGCGGATCAATCGTGTTGGGCGCCCATAGAACTGTCGCGGCGGTAATAGTCCAAGGCGCTACGTTGAATGTATCAGACTGCAACGCGACGTTCGTCACCATACTACGCACAAGTTGACCAGCCGTAAATACTGTACTTCTCGCCCAATTCTTATCACGGTCATTCATCCGATCAGCGTGATAATTCTCATTTGCAAAGACAGCATTTCCGTGCTGGAATATCTTTGTGCCCGTCGAGTAGAACACACGTCCTAAGAACGATTGACACGCGCATGACCAATTTGTGGGGAAATTAAATTCTGACCATGCATCGTAATGCAATCCTGTACTGCCAGTATGGACTAGGCAACGCCCATTCGGATTGAACAAAATCGTGTCATGCCATAGCGAATCGTAAACCATAAAGCATTGTTCAAGCTGTTGCAAGTCGGTCAAGTTACCGATAATTGATCGGTACAACGGCTCGATACGATCACTGACATGCTGTGAATTAATCAAGCCACTGAACAGATTTCGCTTGGCGTCGCTGAAACCATCAAGTCCGGCGAAGATCAATTCTTGTTCGATAAATGTCATACACCGATGCCCGAGAAGACCGAACTTGGGCAGCGTATCAGGAAACGTAGGTGAATGTATACCTGACGCATTGTATACGCCAAGCGTCACAAGAATAGTCTGACCCTGAAAGAATATAATCAGATACGAGCGAAAACCGATCATTCCGCGAATTGACACGGCCCCTTGAGGCGCGTACGCACCCACGTCAATGCTGATTGCATCGTTCGGGACAGGATCACCAGGGAATGTACCACTTGTACCAACTGCAGTAATGTAGATAGTAGTAGGACTGCCAGGAATACCACCGACGCAGTGGTAATTGCTGGCGACGCATCCATACTTACCGATTGGTACATTGACGTTGCTCCCTGTCGCAAGGTCTTGCAAATAAGTAACCTTAAACACGCTAGATATCGATAGCGGCTTATCCTTACCGTTATGGATTATCAGTGTATCCTTAAACGGCACGAAGTTGACGGTCGTGAATGCTGAGCCCCATGCCGACGGAGCACCAGGCAACAACGCAGCAATCGCAGTGCTCCAAATAGTCGTTACAACACCTGAATCGGAAACGGTTACGATGTTCCCTGATGTGGCGACAACAATCAAACGGCCATTGAAGTATATCTTGTCTAGAATTGTTCCACCTGCAGGTAATGAAGCTGCTACATCGGCAAACCAACTACTACCATATCGTAGTTGTTGGCCACCAGATGGAGCGCGTCTGAAATTCTTCAGAGTGACAGCAAACCGCGGAGCCATACTATATTCGTCGTCAACGGCGTTCAAGCCTCCGCCAAAACCTTTCAGCGTGAGGCTCTTGAGACGAGACTTAGCCGTTCGCTGCTTTAGAATTTGGTTCGGAAATAGCATAGGTTTGACTCACACTTGGATTGCCATTAAGGATACGAAACCCACTGATCAGGAACACCACCGTATTGAGAGTCGCTGAAGTTGATATCATGACTCGAAAGTTGCGACATGATATCCTTGTACTTCATTTCCATCATATTCTTGCACATGTCGGCAGCCGCAGCATTCAAATCATCGCCCGCCAGTGTCGTGTATGCCGTGCTGTATGCTAGCAAATCACGATCCAAGTATATTGTGTCTTGCCAATCCCATGCATCATTCTGCACAGGATAGAACTTGGCATACACATTGATCTTGCCGGTAGCAGTCTTCGGAAGCAAATATATTTTCTTCTTGTTGTACAAAGGGTTGCTTACGTTCAGCGCATCCCAGTAAATAATACCGTTCCCACTTAACATATTCGACTGAAATGGACTAATATGACGTGGCCGCATACTTAAATTCGTGCGGCTACCATCACGACGGACTGCAATAATGTCTTCAAAGTCGAGAACATTAAGCAAGTCATCCGTAACGGCTGTTCCAGTGGAACCGTCAAGTGTCAATTGTACCCAGTTACAGTAATGACGCCAGTTGTACTTCTTGAATAGCATGTTAAATCCGCGAATGCAGTCCGAGAAACAACGATCATCGGAGTACATTTGCACGCCTGGGCCTGTCACTTCGCCCACGATTTCTTGTGCATCATCGACGATGTTACGAATCGTAGCAGTCATGATAAATCTCGCCACGTCCGAGAGGAGATACACTGTATATAGGATATAAGAGTACGCTCGCTGCGCTCGCGTACTCTTATATCGTGTCCATTCTTATGCGTAGAACTGCTGAATGCCGTGAAGACCACCATTATTGGCAGCATTCACCCAATTGTCACCCATCATATCGACGGAAATCTGTCTGCCGTTGACAGCCACAACTGGCGTAAACGTTCCACGTGGATCGCCGGTGGTACGCGTCGCCGGATCGGTTAGATCAGGCAACGTGAATGCCGACGCAATGGAAACGATCACACCGGATTCACTCGACGAGAAGATGTTACCTTTGTACGGTAGACCTAATGCCGCACCTGATCCAACCGAATACGTAATGGCGTTTGTCGAAGGCGTGATGTTTCGTGATTTGATAATACGATAGAACGCTTTCTTCCCTACTAGGGCAGTCGCTGCGGCAGCTGAACCAGTGAACCGCTCGATCATTGGCTGGCCTAGGTAGTCCGTACCGTAAACGTCGATCACGTTAGCATTGCCAGGAACACCACTCGGCGTGACGGTTATAGTCCTACCGTACGTCGAATCCACAACTATTGGATTTGTCGGAGCGGCATCGGTATTTGCTGCACTGTTAGCTGCAACAGCAGTTTGGTAAACCGTACCGCTAGCTGTTGCAGGTGAACCCAAGTCGAACGTTCCAGGTTCGTTTTCGATAACCGAGCAGGCGAACTGACATGCCTTGACATACATGTTGACGCCACTTTGAAAGAACTTCCTATCGCGATCCATGACTCACTCTCCCTTCTCGATGACCTGTTCGTTCAACAGAATAGGTCCGGTTTTCGCAGTGGCCATTTGAATGACCATGCGTTCCATGTCCACCATGGCACCGTGACGTGCTGCATCGTCTTGTGCAGACATCATTCTGCCGAGCGGACTGTTCGGATCAGCCAGACCCTCCATGTTGATGATGCGAGGCTTGCGATCCAAACCATAGTACGCAAGCGTTTTCTTGTCGCGAACACGTATCACGTGCCCTCGGGGAAAGTAGACCATGTAACCCGCAGGCTCCTCCATGATCACTTTCTGCATCTCATGCGATTGCCTACCAGTGGCGGTCGCACTTCGCTTGTTGGGAACCATACGATAGACTTCACGCTTGACTTTGCCTTGTAGTTCGCGAACCACAAAGGACAATCGAGCGCCGTCTTGTGCTGGGAACATGTTAAACTCCCTTAGTGTGAGTCAAACCCAATGTGGGTTAGTTGGTCAAGTACGCGTGGGTTCGGTAGTTCCTCCACGTGCAAAGCTGACCTTCCCACACTACGCGGCGGCCGGTCGCATCCATCGACCACGGAGCGACAAGCTTCTTAATCTTCATATTGACGCCGCGAAGCACATGCAACGTCATGTATCCGTCGTTGACGAAGTACGCGACGTTGGGAGAGAGTTTTTCATCGAACAGGAGAGGGATTCCGTTATGCGTCGTGCCAACGATCCCAAGATTAACCAATTTTTTGCCAGTTCCGGTTGCCTGTAGATCGATGTGCTGCTTGTCTCTGGCAGCGGCCTTGTGCATTCGGTAGATATTTCTACCGGCGAAGATGACAGACGGTTGCGGTGAGCTTTGACCGTCTGTAGATCGATTAAGGTCGAGTTCCGTGATGTCATCGAAGGCTTCCTCGATGTTTTCTGGCGTCAGTGTTCCTTGGAAGTCGTATGCGGATGTCCGCCATTGGGACTCCGCGGCCATGCTAATACCCCCAACAGAACCACTGGTAGGATCGACAGGAATAAGATTTCCCAGTCCGTTAGGATCGGTGCCAGCACCCACAGAAGTATGATAAGCAGCAAATTGGCGACTAATAGATTCGTCGAGAGCCATAATCTTGCCCTTGATGATCTTGAATATCGCCGCACGTCCTTGGTTCTCATCTTCTTCCTGATCCGAAATGATCAGCGATCCAACCACGCGTGACATGAAGTGGTTCACGGTGATGAATTCGTTGGTCTGGTTGACCGGCACAGTATCGTAATACTGCATCGATGTAACGTTCGGGTTGAGGCCCGTGATTAACGGGTTGCTGATCTGAGGCCCGCCGTCCTCAACGACCACACGCTTTTTTGCGTGCAAATACGCCGAGACGGTGCCGCTGATGGCCGAGGCCATGATCAATTTCGCACGACTACGCGTGAGCATTGCATTCACAACCGTGTCGAGAGTAGCCATTTTGAAACTTTCTCCTGTTCGTGTGAGTCACACCACGCCGAGTTGGTCGAGTGTGTCACGTAAGATTTGGTCGTAGGAGGCATTCACCGGAGCGACGTTGTTTGTACCATAGTTCAACGGCGCTCCGCGTCCTGCCGGGAGATTACGACGCATGGAATTACCATTTGGGCGTTGCTGTCCCTTGTTTTGGTTCATGCGCATCATGTTAAGTTGAATTTTCGCCCATACCTCCCCCAAAGACATATTCTGAAACTGAGGTTCGCTCAGTACAGCATGAAATATGGGAATGTATTGACGAGCACCAGGGTTCTCGTTGAAGAATCCATGTACCTCACTTTCTGTTTGACGAAGCTGAGCCTGTGCAGCTTGCGTACGTTGCTGTTGGATTTGTTCTTGTTCGGTTCTCTGCCGAATTGGTGCAGTTACCTGCGAGATTTCCTGTCGAACGATATCGACGAGCGACTTTGCGTCAACGCCACCTGGCGCTATACCAATCTTTGATACATCCACACCGGCCGTTGCAGCCATAGTAAGAAGTTTTCGAATTGTAGCAACGGGATCGCGCTTTGCCTCAGCCGCGAGTTGCAACGCTTGAATTTGCTCTCCGTCATTAAGACCGAGACGCGCACCTGTACCGTTTCTGTCGCGTAACTGTTCTTGTAGTTGTGTGACACGTCCGTGAAGCTCTTGGCCGATCTCAACTGCACGATTAAGTCTATTGGTTACGTCCTGCGCTCTGTGAGTTTCCTGCGCAAGCTGAGCACGTGCTCGAACGTTGTCGGTATAGAGCCGTGCTTCCATACCTGCACGGGCAACAACCTGACCGTTCGGACCGACGAAATTTCCTCGAGCATCTTGCGTAATTTGTCCAGGTTGGAATTGAGGCTGCTGACGCTGCGGTTGTTGTCCAGGCTGTTGTCGCTGAACTTCCGGTTGGTAAGTCGGCTGTCGCTGTTCGATCCGCTGGTCGATGTCTTGACTTTCGCTTTCAAAGCTTTCGCTTCCTTGTTCAAATGCGGATTCGTCCATGCCGAGATTGTCGAGAACCATATCCATGGCTTCGGAGCCAGGACCATTGTCGCCGCCAGTGTGATCCATACCACCCTGACCACCCATACCGCCATTTGATTGCGAAAAGCCTTCGCCTGATGTCATCGACATGTGCTATCTCCGGTTTGAGTCAAACTACTGTAAATTGGGAACGCTCTGGCCCCCTGGTGAAGCGCCTGGCATTCCACTTGGTCCGGGCGGTGCCATTGGTTTCGGCGGTACTCCTAATTTCGGAGCACCTGCACCAGCACCTTGCGGTTGAGTTTGTCCTGAATGCAGTGCTGCAACATGCTGCAACAGGAAGCTCTGAATCTGTTGATCCGTTTTACCTTGCTGTTTCATTGCGACGACTTGTTGCTTGATTTCTGGTGGCAAGTTTGCCAGAATCTGTGCTATTGGATTTTGCCCCTGTGCGCCCTGTTGAGGTTGACCGCCTTGTGCCCCGGGTTGTGCTGGTGCGCCTCCCTGAGCCGATTGTGGACCTTGTGCAGTGCCTTGTGGCGCGCCTACGCCTTGAGCGGTCTTGGCTTGCATTTCCTGAGTAATGGCCTGCCAGTCTTCGGGCTTGATAACAACTTCCGTAAACGCTTGCTCCAATACTCGAAGCATAATTTGAAGCGTCGCTCCGGGAGCCGCTTGCGCAAACTGACCCACGGCTTGAGCGATCTGCACAGCTTCCTTTTTCTTGAATACACTGTTGGGTTTTTCCATCGACCCAGCCACGATTTCAACGCTGTATCGCCCATTAAATTCCACCATTGACATTTGACGCCATGCAAGCGCAAAGGTAGGTCCGACGAGATTGACCACATCGTCTTGCGTTAGGTTTTGAACACTCAGCTCAGCAAGCGAATGTGCAATTGCAGCCACTACGTCTTCGACGACATCGACCTTCGCGCCGACAGAAAGCTTCATGGACTCTTGGTAGGTATTAACAGCGTCTTCGTTCGTGTTGGTTTTAAATTGTACGCCTCTAAGCGCATCAGACGTATTCGTAATTCGATTGATAGCAT